ACTCTGTTGAAGATTCTGCCACAAGACGATGCTGATTACGCACTGATCAAGATTGAGACCAAAGCGCAATGCGAAGCCATGTTCCTGGCAGCAGCACAGCAAGAGAAAGACTGGGCCAAGTATCTGTTCAAAGACGGCAGCATGATTGGTCTTAACGAGCAATTGCTGGCACAATATGTTGACTGGTTGACCTGTAAGCGTATGACTGCTGTGGGACTGGACTGTGGTATGAAGCCAGGGAGTAATCCCTTGCCCTGGACAGCCAAATGGATTGCTGGCAGTGATGTACAAGTTGCGCCGCAGGAAACTGAAATCACCACATATGTAATTGGTGGCACTAAACAAGACGTAGACAACAATACGTTCAAGGGTTTCAGTTTATAAATGGCAGTGGTCCATGAGTTTAAATACACAGTGGCACCGGATGGCGCCTGGATTGAACTAGACGATTGGATCAGTACGTTACCCACAGAACAGCAGACAGAATTTCTGGATGCCGTTCGTAGACAGAGAGAATATCGAGCACAAGCCATAGCAGAAGGTCGCCTGGTTGTAGATGACAGTCATCTGGGACCAGACCGCCAGCCTGGTGATCAACCTGTATATGTGTGGCGTGATGCTGAAGCTGCGAAACAGAATAAGCCCGAAGACATCATATGGCGCAGATATTTTGATCGTTGGTTGACAGACAATAAGATAACAATAACAGTACAAGAGAAAACAATATGACATTAACAGTATACACCAAAGACAATTGCCCATTTTGTGATCGTGCCAAAGCACTATTGGAGAGCCGGGGCGTAGCATACGACACCATCAACATCGAGATTCGCACAGAAGCACGTGAGTTCTTACTGGATCAGGGATTGCGGTCAGTACCACAGATTTTCAACGGCACTACATTAATACAGGGTGGCTTCCAGGGTCTGGCCAGCAAACCTGAAGAATTCTGGACCCAATTTCAAGGATAATAAATGTTAATTTCTAAATCAAGCAAGATCGATGTCGGCGACATCATCAGTCTCAAGTTAGCCAACGGTGATGAAATCGTGGGCAAGGTAGTGGATGAAACTGCCACTGACTTCCTGCTCAGTAAACCCTGTCTGGTTGTGCCCAGTCAACAGGGCATTGGGCTGATGCAGGCCATGTTTTCAGCCAGTCCTGAAGCCGACATTCCCATTAGTAAAGCACACGTCATGATGAAGTCAGCCACACTGGACCAGCTACAGCAACACTATATCAAGACCACAACCAGTCTGGAAATTTTACCACAAGGTTCTAAACTGAGATAATGGCCAACGGTATTGCTCGTAAAGGTGACGCAGACGACCTGGGATATACAATCGAATCTGATTGTAGTGACGACGTCAAAATCAATGGACAACCAGTGGCTCTTAAAGGTAGTCTGATGAATGATGGTGTGGCCATTACTAATAATGTCAGTGACACGATCAAGGTCAATGGCAGGTTTGTGGCCCTCAAAGGCAGCGGCACCGAATATCATGAAAACAATCCCAAAGGCGAAGGCACCATTCAGGAAGCCAGTGATGATACCAAAGCTGGTTAAAATAACAGCACATAATGGATTCAGTTAAATACTAGTATGCCTATTACACCCACCTCTCTCATAGCAGTTTCTGGTTTAGTTCAGGGATCTGGAATTCAGATCCCAACAGCACTGACCAGTGCCGTTTCTGCAATCCAAAACAATCCGCTGGTCAGCACAGTCAGCTCATTAAATGCAGCATTTACGTACAGCGGCGTTACCATACCAGCTGCCATTGCCACATTGCCCAGTAGTCTGACAGCTTTGACTCAATTGAAGGGTACAGCATCAGGTATTTTAACACAGGCACAGAGTATTTTGCCAGCAGGAACATTACTGGATCCTGCTCGTGGCATCAAGAGTTTCATGAGTGTGTTCAACAGCAGCGCAGCATTTGGGTCAGCATCAGCTGAGTACGCAGCAGCATTGAACCAATTTGGCAACAAGAGCTTTGCTGACCTGGGCGTTAACATGGCCAACTTCCAGGATGTCATCACCAATGGCACCACTGCCATGAGCAAGGGTCTGGGTGCATTGGCCAACAAAGCAGCCAATGATGCATTTGGTGGACTGGCCAGTGTACTGGATCCCAATCTATTGGCCAAAGGCAAGGCAATAGTGCAGAGCAGTGGGTTGACTGAAGGATTACAGAGCGTGGGCAAAGGTCTGCAAAACTTTGGAACTCTATTTGATTTCTCCAGCCCAGCTACTCTGGGACCTAAAAATCTCATAGCCAATCTACAAAGACAGGGACTGGCCGATCGCAATGGCATCAACGACCTGATATTTGAAGCTGGTTATGATCCCACTAAGTTGGATACTGTTCCTGACAGCGTGTTGACCAGTGTGTTGAGTCAGATCAAGGGCAGCGATCTGGATAAAATAATAAAACAAGCTGGTGCCAACCCCTATCAGACAGTGCTCAATGCTGGACAACTACTGCAAGCTAATAATATGTTGCCGCCACAAGCCATTGCTGTATTGGGCATTGCAGCCAAAGGGCCAGCTGCCATCAAGGCCCTGGGCAGTACATTAAGCAATCTGGGCACCAGCATCGACAACTTCAAGATGTCTGATCTGGTGTCTGGCATTGAAAACAGAGCCCTGCAATATTTGTCACAGATCAAACAATTGATACCATCGACGGTTAAAACAGCATTGGCTCCTATTCTGGGGTCCGGCGGTGGTCTATTTGGCAATCCGCAAATGAAAGACATGATTGGATCAGTGGGTGGAATTGGACACACCACCAATCTAACATCAGCTGGCGCAGGTGTCACCAGTCTACAAAACTCCACTGCTGGTAAGAATTTACAAACTGCCACTGAGGGATATGCCAATGCAGTCAAGGCATTTATTGATGCTAATCCTGGTGCAGACCCTGGTGCTGTATTGGCCGATCCTGCTGTGGCAGCAGCGTTGGGTTCATTGACTTCTGCCACCAGTGCCTTCCAGGCTGCTGTGAGTGGAAACGTAGATTTATCTAAATTGGTCAGCAACATTGGTGCCAGTGTCACAGCTAGTGTCACTGCCCTGGCCAAAGAAGTAGACAATCTGGCCAAAGCTGGATTGGAGTTGGTGGACAATGTGGGTGCAGCCATTGTTCAGACATTCAATAAAGGTTATCAGACCATCCTGGCATTTGGTAGCAAGTTACACAAGATGGGACAGGACATACAGAATCTGGGATACAATGATTTCTTACCCAAGATGGCCACAGACAATTTAGCAGGTGATGCCCTGCAGGCCAGTCTGGTGGAAGGTCGTAATGTGGCACGTTCATCAGCAGCCGGACAGTCCACCCCCATTGTTGCTGATGAGAAGAAAGAAATCTCTGCTGCACAAACCAGCAATCTTGAAAGTCTTAAATCAGCATATTTGGCCGCAGCAAAACAAAAGGATCTGGCCAGTAAAGAATTGTTCAGTGATGCAGCACGTGGTCCCAATGGCAATGACATATGCCGACGCTATGATACTGCAGACCAGGCCAAAATAAATGCTGAAGAGGCTATGAAATCGGCGGCCCGTGCCGCCGGCGTTCCCGCTAGTGAGCTTCCAGTCTATAGATCCAACAATAGATTCGATTAACTGACCAGTTAACTATAGTAAACACAGTAGTTAACTGGTTAACTTAGTAGTTTTCTCTGATTTCATCAGGGTATATACAGAACCCGCCTGAATTTTAGGCACGGCGACTTAACAAAGGAGGCACATGATGCAAATCATCAGACCCGTTTGTAAGAGCACCGTTAGATGGTTGAGTGTGTTTGTCATCAGCATGTTCTTGGTATCTAATATTTTTGCTCATGCAATAATACCGGAATTGGTTTTTCCGTTAGAGAATGTCCCAGCAACATTAAGTAAGAAAGACATCCGGCAATTGGATTGTTTAGCACGTAATATATATTATGAGTCTGCTACAGAATCCTGGGAAGGTAAAATAGCAGTGGGTCAGGTGACCATGAATCGCCTGGACGATGGTGGTTACGGTAAAGATGTCTGTGCTGTAGTATACCAACGAACTCCCTATAAAGGACTCATTGTGTGTCAATTTAGTTGGACATGTCAAATACATGGTACTCCACATCTAAATAATAAATGGTGGGAACAGAGTAAAATGGCCGCATACCATGTGTATGTGGACCAATACCGACTGAAAGAACTGGAGACAGCATTGTTCTTTCATTCTGTCACAGTTAACCCACGTTGGCATTTACGCCGCATCAAACAAATAGGCAACCATATATTCTATGGGTTCTTTGTTTGACTGGATTATATAGTTATGTTAAACTAATCGCAAATAGTTAAATACCATGACAGCTGGAGGTCAATTATGAGTAAAACAACGGCGCAAGAAGAATTTGATGTCAATGATATTTACGATACTGAGATTGGCGATGAGGACTATGGTTTTATAGTGGGTCCTGACGGTGAATTAAAAAGTGTTTTCACCCCTGAAAAGCCACCCTTCGAAACTCCAGAAAATATCTTGAAAATATTGGCTATGTTTGGTATTACTGATGTTGAGACCATAGAAGACGGCCCAACTCTGCATTAATGTTGTGTAAAAACAACACTAAAAATCGCTTGAAATCAAGCGATTCTTCTGTCGACCATTAAATCGCATAATGCTATACTAATGGTATGATGAAGACACGTAAACGCCGCCAAGACACCCGCCATGCTGTATACTGCATCACCAATACTGTAACGGGTGAGCAGTACGTGGGTATCACTGTGTGTGGTGGCCAAGTTCGTCAAGCCCTGAAAGTACGTATCCAGAAGCACGTTCGTCGTGCCCTGACTGAGGGCAAGGATTGGGGCTTGTGCCACAGCATCCGTGACCATGGCCCTGCTGCCCACGTCTACGGCTTGTTGGAAATTGTACGTGGACGCAAACCAGCCCACGTCCGTGAGCGTGAAATAATTGCACAATTTACACCAGCATTGAATACCAAATAAATATGGTATGACAATTGACAAAGCAAATTTCTGTATGGCCCCTTTTCGTGAGGTGGTCATAGATACCAATGGTGCCCTACTGCCCTGCTGCGAATACAAATACCCAGCACCCAAATATCGGAGTCAGGAAACCTTTAACGAATTTGACCAGTGGTGGACTGATGACATGGGCCAATTGCGTGAGCAGATGTTGACCAATCAGCCTAATGCAGGTTGCAACTATTGCAAGAGCAAAGAGCAGATACCTGGTCAGAATCATCTGCGTCATTTCATAAACCGCAAATATCAAATTGATACCCACTGGATTAAACCTGCAGAGCCTCGTATTGAATTTATGGAGGTCCGCTTTGGTAATTATTGCAATCTCAGCTGCATCATGTGTGGTGCCTATGCCAGCAGCAGCATAGCAGCAGAATATGTCAAACATAAAGATAAATTCGTACAACGTGGATTTCGACTGAATAATGAAGCCAGTTTAAAAACTCAACGTTGGTGGGAAGAACCTGGTGCCATGGACAGATTGTATGCCATGGCTCGTGACGTCAAGTACATCCATTTCACTGGTGGTGAACCCATGATGATACCTGAAGTGGTGGACATACTCAATACCATGGATCCGGACCGGGTCATCAGGGTCAGCATGAACACCAACTTAACTAAATTCAATGAACGTATATACACCGCATTGGGCCGATTTCGGTCAGTTCAGGTCAATGCCAGCATAGAGGGTGTGGCTGAGCATAACGATTATGTCAGGCATGGTAGTCAATGGCACCAGCTGGAGGAAACCATAGTCCGTCTACGCACCATGCCCAACGTCAACATATTACCAGTACATGTATTACAGCACACCAGCGTCTTTACTCTGCCCAGACTCAAGGCCTATTGTCAGAGCAATAATTTGCAGTTAAAATGCTGCGAAGTCTATCATAATTCAGGGCATGGGATATTGACCATTGACAGCGTTAGCCCTGCTGATGTTGCAGTATTTCAGCAGTACCTGGCACAAAATCCTGACCCCACCTTCCAAGCCTGGGTCAACAAGTACAATTTCAATCCTGAGAAACATGCTCGTTATCGCGAATATGTCGCATTACTGGACAGCATCAGAAACACTGATTTCGACACAGTTTTTCACCCCAATTGGGTGTTGTAAAAATACAACAGTAATCATTTATCGACCCGAAAATCCATTAATTGTATACTGTTGATACGGTAAACAAACAGGGGTTGAAGATGCTTACAGCACGTGATTTGGACACAAAGCCAGCTGGTCGATTTGCTTATGCAGCAGCCCGTGACGCTGATCGTTACAGCGACGAGTGCCGTATGCGTTACACAGCCAGCCAACGTGCTCAAGCTGAGACCATGCGTGATATCGTGTGTCTGGCATATACAGGCAGCAACACCTACATCAATTATCGCAAGACATTCATAGTGATCAAAGTGGAAAAAGCTGAGGTCCGTGACCGTCGCATGGTGCGTGAACTGGACGAAATCTGCACAGAACGCAACTACACCAAAACCCGTTCAGCCCAGGGAATAGCGTTCCGAATTGTTTGATAAATGATTCGACCCTAAATTCATTTAATTGTATAATAGTTGTATTGTAAATGATACGGAGCATTAAATGACTAAATTCAACCCCGAGCAGTTCGTGTACGACGGCATGTATTTGCAGTACCAGGGCCAGTTTGTTGCACGTTTCAAGCGTGGTGGTAAGGCAGAATTTGTCCGATTCCTAGTCAAGAATTTCACAGTAGAAGAGTACTTTTTTGCTCTTGAGAGATTACAGCCCATGGAAATCCTGCAACATAAAGGGTTCGTTTCACCAGCAATTAAGAAAGTTTTGAAGATTTGGGGCTTTGAGCCCACCCAAGCTGGTATGCAAGCGTACCTGGCACGAGTTTAATCCCCATTTAATTGAACGGAGTAAGACATGGCTTATATGAACCAAGAGCGCAAGGCCCGGATCGCCCCTGTGGTCAAAGACATCCTGAAAAAGTATCACATCCGGGGCTCGCTGTCAGTTCGCAATCACATGGTGCTGGTGCTGAATGTAAAATCGGGCATCATCGATTTCCTGGACAATTTCAACAGCACAATGGCAGCACAGAAATTCAGCCATACTCCTGCAGAGCGTCATCTGACCATAAACCCCTATCACTATCACAACCATTTTTCTGGTCAGGCTCTGAAATGTCTGGACGAGCTCATGCAGGCCATGATGACAGGCAATCACGATCGCAGCGACATCCAGTCTGACTACTTTGACGTGGGCTGGTACGTGGATGTGAATATCGGATCCTGGAACCGTCCTTATGAAGTTGAAGCATTGATCAAATAAGGTGGTCGCAATGCATAAAATTACCGTTGAAATTACCGACCCTGCAGGGGGATATGTTGGTTTAGTGTTTCCTGCCAGGATCAGTAACATGTTATCCTGGTGCAAGGATAATACCCCTCAACATAAATATCCCACCTCATTTTGTAAGGACGATCCCCCGCTTGACTGGAATTGGAAGAATGTTGGTGATCAAAACCACCAAACTCAACGAGTTGTGGAATTCTGGTTTGGTGATCCACATGTGGCAATGGCGTTTGCACTGAGGTGGTCATGAGCAATCGAGCATTACTGTTGAGCTGGGACAACACTGGACTGGAAGGTGTTGTGGAAGTGGATTACGATGCACTGGATCTGGAACAGCAGAACAAAGTGGCCGGTATTTTGTCTGACCCTGACGGTCGTGATCCTGGTAACCCACTGCTCAACCGTATCAGCAGAACTCTGTCCATGATGAAATTACGTGCCAGAGCCAACACCCAACGTCACTACGAAATCTATCTGGTGCCAGTGGGTGACGCCATTACTGAGCAGCAGATTATACAAATGTTTGAGGACACTCCACAGTCCGCTGCTGATCTCATGCGTGAACGTGGTACTCAACTGTACAGCGACCGTGCCCGACACGATCAGGTGGTGATTCGGTAAGTGTGCTGATTCTGCGGTACCAGACCCGCCTTTGTGCGGGCTTTTTCTTGGGCAGCTAAATACTACATAATACGGAAAGGCCATGAAAATAACTGACATCATCCGGGGAATAATTGATCTGATAGATCAAGAAACGGAACAAGACCAAGAATCACAAGTGGCAGTGATTGATCTAGCCATCAATCCTGAGCCTGAACCTCAGGGCAT